AGGATAATCAAGAAGACGTAGAACAGCTAGAAATGTTTGCAGAGGAACAGCAGGAGACTCCTGAGATACAGGAACCTGAGATACCTGATAAATACAAAGGCAAGTCTGCTGAAGAACTTGTACAGATGCACCAAGAAGCTGAGAAGCTATTGGGCCGACAAAGTTCTGAAGTAGGTGAGCTACGTAAAGTTGTTGATACGTACATCCAGACTCAACTCACTCAAGATCAACAAGAAGCACCCCAACAAGTCGAAGAAGTAGATTGGTTTACAGACCCCGATAAGGCTGTAGACAGGGCAATTCAGAATCACCCTAAGATTAAGGAAGCTGAAGCACTCACTCAGCAATATCGTGCAAGTACTGCAATGTCGGAACTACAACGCAAGCATCCTGATATGCAGCAGATCTTGCAAGATGCTAACTTTGCTGAGTGGATCAAAGCCTCTAATATTAGGACTAAACTGTTTGTAGCAGCAGACCAACAGTACGACCATGAAGCCGCTGATGAGTTATTTAACTTATGGAAAGAGCGACAGAACATTGTACAACAGACTGCCGCTGTAGAACAGCAAGCTCGAAAGCAGACAGCTAAAGCTGCTTCTACTGGAGGAGCCAGTGGTAGCTCTGAATCAGCACCTAAGAAAATCTATAGACGCGCAGACATTATTAACCTTATGAAAACAGACCCTGATCGCTACGCTGCTCTACAACCAGAGATTATGAAGGCGTATGCAGAAAAACGGGTCAGATAATATATCTTAGGAGATATTTATTATGACTGATTCCACATATCCCGCAACTGGCGGGTTTGTTGACAACACTAGCGCAGCTACTTTCATTCCAGAAATCTGGAGTGACGAGATTATTGCTGCGTACCAAAAGAACCTTGTCTTGGCAAACCTTGTCAAGAAGATGTCTATGGCTGGCAAGAAAGGCGACACGATCCATGTGCCTAAGCCTGTCCGTGGTGATGCACACGCTAAAGCAGAGAACACTGCTGTAACGGTACAGAACGCTACGGAAAGTGAAGTCCAAATTTCAATCAACAAGCACTTTGAGTACTCTCGTCTGATTGAAGACATCACCGACGTACAAGCTTTAGCATCTCTGCGTCAGTTCTACACGGAAGACGCTGGTTACGCTCTGGCTAAGCAAGTTGATACTGACCTGCACTCTTTGGCTACTGGCCTTGGTACTTCAGGCACATCTTCAACTACTTATCTGAACAATGCTGGTACGTTCTTCGTAGACGCCTCTAATGGCCTGTCTACTTACACGGCTGACACTGTTGTTTCTGCTGACGTATTTACCGATGCAGGCTTCCGTGGTATTATTCAGAAGCTGGACGATCAAGACGTGCCAATGGAAGGACGTAACTTTGTTATCCCTCCTTCAGTCCGCAACACCATCATGGGTATTGATCGTTACGTAAGTTCAGACTTCGTAAACAACGGTCAAGTAACCAACGGTCAGATTGGTCAACTATACGGCATTGACGTATTTGTTAGCACCAACTGCCCTGTTGTTGAGGCTGCTGGCGATAACTCTGCTTCCTCTGTAGACTCTCTGGGCGCTTTGTTGTTCCAGCGAGATGCAGTTGTAATGGCTGAGCAACTGGGAGTACGCTCTCAGACTCAGTACAAGCAAGAGTTCCTTGCTAACCTGTTTACCTCAGATACTCTGTATGGCGTTGCTGTACTGCGTCCTGAGTCAGGTTTGACTTTGGTTGTTCCTAAGTCTTAATACAAGACTAATACTGGGGGCTGCTACGGTGGCCCCTAGTTTTATTTAGGTATCTTAATATGAGTTTAGTAGCCAGTTTGGTTGGGCCAGTCACAGGCTTGCTAGACAAATTTATCGAAGATAAAGACCAGAAGGCCATGCTTGCCCATAAGATTGCAACGATGTCGGAAGAACATCATCAGGATCTTATGAAGGCTCAACTAGAAGTAAACAAAGTAGAGGCAGGACACTCTAGTTTATTTGTTTCTGGATGGAGACCCTTTATTGGCTGGACGTGTGGACTGGGCATGTTCGGTAACTTCATCACAATTCCATTTGCTAACTTTGTGTTAGCTCTAGTATCTATAGATATAGTTATTCCTCTAGTGCCTCTAGAAACTATGATGCCTGTCCTCATGGGCATGTTAGGGTTAGGCGCTATGCGTTCATTCGAGAAGACACGGAAATAATCAGTGGTAAGAAAAGCAGACATATCTGATTACTACGATGCCTTACGTGAGGGGGAAGACCCTAGTACGTACGCCGACCTTCTGACAGACACAATGTACGATCAGGGGTTTCTTTCTACAGGCGCAGATTTTGCAGAAGCAGGTGCTTACGGTGGTGTTCCTGACGATGTATTCACTACCCCCGTAGACACTAGTAATGTAGGTGATTTTACATTTAACAAGTCTTTAAGTGACTTTGATGGATACACCTTTGACTACGGCAATATTTCTAATGAGAACTTAAAGAAGTTTCAAGAAGAACTATTGCCTGTCATGGCTCCAGAGGTAGCAGAGGCACAGCTAAGAGGCCAAAGCTACCAAAATGCTCTTATACAGGCTTATGAAATATCTCCTGAAGTACAGAGGATATATGCTAAGTACGGCATCTCTCCTCAACGCATAAGCACTAATAATCAATCTGAGTACGTCTATGATCCGTTTACGTTTGGAGAAATACAGACTGTAGACAGAAGCATGGACTTTAATGACTACTTAGGAGCAGCAGTAAAGGCTGGCCTTACGACAGTAGCGGGAGCAGGTCTAGGCAGTGCTTTAGCAGGAACCTCTTTATTTGGAGGTGCCCAGTCTGCGCTAGGTACAGCAGCATCTAAAAGTCTGACATCAGCAGCAGTAGCAGGAGCTACTGGCGGTGACCCATTAAAGGCTGCACTTACCTCTGGTATTGACAGTGGCTTAGGTATTCTTGAAGCGCAAGCACCAGCACTCTACAATGATATAGAGTTTGCTTACAATGTAGCTAGAGGTGAGCCGGGACTAGCTTTGTTAAACAGAGGTTTGAATGTTATTGAAGACGGAAAAATAACTGGCACAACAACTGTTGGAGAAAAGTTTACTACAGATGCTCTTAACAACGTAGGCTTGACTTCTGATGCTTTAGTTAACTATAATATAAATCAAAATGACTTAGTTTCAGGTTTAGTTAAAGTAGAAGAGGAACTTATACAAGGTGAAGACCTTGAAGACTCTTTACGATCAGGTTTAATAGAGTACGCTAGAGAAGGAGGAGGAGTCCCTGACTTTGGTATTAACTTAGGTATTGCACTGGAGACTCCTGAATTTCTTAGTGGTATAGCTAGTGCTATTAGAGACGTTGGCTCAGCATTTGATGATGCAATACTTCAGCCACCCAAGGAAGCTATAGAAAGTTTGTATGAGGCTATTCCTACACCAGATATAAGTTTACCTGAAATAGACATTCCTGTACCCGAAGTAGATATAGATTTACCTGAAGTAGATATAGATTTACCTGAAGTAGATATAGATTTACCTGAAGTAGATATAGATTTACCTGAAGTAGATATAGATTTACCTGAAGTAGATTTGCCATCAGTTGACTTTTCTGACATACCCGTTAATTTAGCTGTTACTCAACCACAGCCCACCAATAGCATTACAGAAAGTTTATTTGAAGACTTCTTGTTTGAGAAGAAGTATCAATCTCCTGAACTACTAGAGCGTAGGATACCTTTGCAGGATTATCAGGCACCACTAGATATATTTAGAAGGACAATATGAGTACCACATACTTAAACATAGTGAACGAGGTACTTCGTAGGCTACGAGAAGAAGAAGTATCCACAATTACACAAAACACCTATAGCAAGATGGTAGGAGACTTTGTTAACGACGCAAAGCAAATAGTGGGAGACTCACATGATTGGTCTACACTTCGTACAACTGTTGTAGTTCCTACTGTAGCAGATACTACAGAATATAGCTTGACAAATGCTGGAGAACGTGTTAAAATATATAGTGCTATAAACGACACATCAAACTTTTTTATGCGCTATGAATCACCTAACTGGTTTAACAACGCATATTATATTTCTGGTGAAGTTACAGGGACTCCAGATTCATATACATTTGATGGTATTGATACTAACGGCGATACTAAAGTAAGAGTATACCCTAAGCCATCAGGAGTGTTTAATTTACGCTTTGACCTTATAGCCAGAGAATCTGAACTAACTTCAGATACAGACACTACAGTATTACCTAAGAATGCTATAGTACACAACGCTGTAGCTTTGTTGGCTAGAGAGCGTGGTGAGACAGGCGGTACTACTGCACAGGATTATTTCTTAATTGCAGACAAGCATTTATCTGATGCTATTGCAATAGATGCCTATAAGAATCCTGAAGAATTTATCTATAGAGTACCCTAATGGCGCAGCAGAGAGAACATATATACATTGCTGCGCCGGGATTCAAGGGTGTCAACACTCAAGATTCTCCTGTAGCTCAAGATGCGACCTTTGCTGCTATTGCTGAAAACATGGTGATAGACAAGTTTGGTCGTATTGGTGCGCGTAAAGGTCTGAAGAAACTAACAACCAGTGCTACTCCTTTAGGATCTAGTGTTGGCATAGAGTCTATCTTTGAGTACGTAGATCAAAGCGGTGATAAAGTAGTGTTTTCCGCCGGTAACAACAAAGTGTTTACTGGAACCACTACACTGACTGACGTTACGCCTAGTGGCTACACGCCTACGGCAAACAATTGGAAGATAATAAACTTTAACAATCATGCTTACTTTTTTCAAAGAGGACATGAGCCGTTAATCTACACTGATGAGTCTGGTTCTGGTGTTCTTGATAACATAAGTGACCATAGTCATTCTACAGGCACAGCACCACAAGCCAATGAAGCCCTAGCAGCCTTTGGTCGTGTGTGGGTTGCTGACGTTACTGGTAACAAACATACTGTTTTTTGGTCTGACACACTTAACGGACATGCGTGGACAGGAGGTACTTCAGGTTCCTTAGATATTACAACTGTATGGCCTACAGGACATGATGAAATCGTAGCGTTATCAGAGTTTAACGACTTCTTAGTTATCTTTGGTAAGCGGAGTATTATCTTGTACTCTGGTGCTGGCTCACCGTCTAGTATGGTGCTGGCTGATGTTATTACTAACATTGGCTGTATTGCTAGGGACAGCGTACAGTCCACAGGATCAGACCTTATATTCTTGTCTGACTCTGGTGTCCGTAGTTTAGGCAGGGTTATACAAGAAAAGTCTAATCCTATTGGTGACGTATCTGTAAATGTACGTGATGACTTAGTGCAGGCAGCAGCAGTAGAAACAGGTAATATCAAGTCAGTCTACAGTGAAGAGAATGCTTTTTACTTATTAATCTTACCTGAAGTTAACAACCTTGTGTTCTGCTTTGACATGCGTGGTAAGCTAGAGAATGGCTCTAATAGGGTAACTACATGGCCGTTTACTGGTATCTTGTGTGCTGCAACTACAGACAATAACGAAGTTTACTTTGGTAACTCTAAAGGTATTAATGAATACTCTGGTTTTCTAGACGATACTTCTACTTACACAATGAAGTATTATACCAATGCTTTGTCATTTGGTGACGCTAGTAAGTTGAAAATTCTAAAGGAAATAACATTTACTATTGTAGGTGGTCAAGGCACAGACCTATTGTTAAACTGGGGTTACGATTATACTGAAGGATACACCAAACAACTGTTAACAGTAGACGATGCATCTATTGCAGAGTACGGTATCTCTGAGTACAACGTAGCAACCTCGCAGTACAATGCGTCTATCATTGTAAACAAAGCAACAACTAAAGCTACTGGCTCTGGCAGAGTAGTAACTATTGGTTTAGATGCCACAATTAATGACAAGTCATTTTCAATACAAGATGTAAACATTGAAGCATTCATAGGTAGAACAATTTAATGAGTAATTATACTAAGACTACAAACTTTGCAGCAAAAGACTCACTACCTTCAGGTAACGCTGCTAAGATTGTCAAAGGCACTGAAATTGACACAGAGTTCAATAACATTGCAACTGCATCAGCAACTAAGGCAGATATAGCTGGCCCTACGTTTACAGGTACTGTGACTATACCAACTGTAGATCTAAACGGAGGTGCTATAGATGGCACTACTGTAGGTGCATCTACGGCTGCTGCTATCACAGGTACAACTATTGTAGCTAACACTAGCATTAACATTGCTGGTGATGGAGCAACTGTAACTGGAATTAAAGATGAAGACGATATGTCTTCCGACAGTGCAACCAAACTAGCTACACAACAGTCAATCAAAGCATACGTAGACTCACAAGTTACTGCACAAGATCTTGATGTAACTGATGGCTCCACAAGCATTGACATTGATCTAGACTCTGAGTCTCTAGGAATATTAGGTGGCACAGGTATTGACTCTACTGCTTCAGGTACTGGAGTTACTCTAGCCATTGACAGTACTGTAACTACACTTACTGGCACACAGACGCTAACCAATAAGACACTTACCTCACCTACTCTTAATACACCCACTATTGGTACTTCGTTTACTATTGGCTCCGCTACGATCACTGAAGCAGAACTAGAGATTCTGGACGGTGCTACAGTAACTACAGCAGAACTAAATGTACTAGACGGTATCACCAGCACTACTGCTGAGTTAAATATCTTAGATGGCGTAACGTCTACCGCTGCTGAACTTAACATTCTTGACGGTGTTACATCTACCGCTGCTGAACTAAACATTTTAGATGGAGTTACTGCTACCACAGCAGAACTAAACTACGTCGATGGTGTTACTTCTAATGTACAGACACAGTTGGATGCTAAGGCTCCAATTGCTGGAGCTACATTCACAGGCACCACTACTATACCTACTGCTGACATCAATGGTGGAGCTATAGACGGTACTGTCATTGGTGGCTCATCTGCTGCTGCTGGTAACTTTACTACTTTAGGAGCCTCTGGTGCTATTACAGGTACTCTAGGCACTGCTGCACAGACCAACATTACAAGTGTTGGTACTTTAGGTAGCTTAACAGTATCTGGTGATGTCACTGTAGATACAAACACACTGAAGGTAGACTCTAGTAACAATCGTGTAGGTATTCTTAACGCATCACCTGATGTATCCTTAGACGTTGGTTCAGCCACAGACGCTATGCACGTACCCGTAGGTACTACTGCACAAAGACCCGGAAGTCCTGCTGCTGGATACTTTAGATACAACAGCACTACAGGTGGATTTGAAGGCTACACAGATGCTTGGGGAGCTATTGCTGGCGGTGGTGGTGGAGTAGCACCTAGTATTGACACAATGACAGGTGACGGTTCTGATACCACACTTGCGCTTACTAATGCTCCTGTTAATGAGAATGCTACCTTTGTAACTATTGATGGCGTAGCTCAACACAAAAGCACCTATAGTGTCTCTGGTACTACTTTAACATTCTCTACTGCACCTCCTACTGGTGCTGCTGTAGAAGCTATTACACTTAACACTACTACAATCAATACTGCTTCTATTCTACAGGATGCTGATGGTGATACCAAAGTACAAGTAGAAGAATCCAGTGATGAGGACAAGATACGCTTTGATACTGCTGGTACTGAAAGAGCAGTTATAGATTCTAGCGGTTTAGCTGTGACAGGCAATATCGGCATTGGAGGCGCTGCTCACGCATCAGACGCCCTTAACATCACCACCACGAATCAGCACATAAGGCTGAACAACGGCAGTGAGCTTGGGATTCTTGCGCTCACATCTGACGGTGATCTTGATTTGTGGGCGCATGGTGCTGACGAAAAGATTAACTTCAGAACGGGCACTGGCTCTGGAACTGTGGCAATGAATGTCGTTGGAACCAACG